CATGTAGCGGTCCTTTGCATACCACGGCGGGTACGGCTGGGCGAGCGCGCGACGCAGGATCGCACCCTTCATCTCTCGGGATTCCTTCGCTACGGCGTAGTAAAGGCAGACGGAGAACTGGGCCGAGACGTAGCTTGAGATCTCGCCCTTCTTGCCGAGCAGGTGTGGGATAACCTGCTCCTCACCTTCGGCGTCGTCGGAGATCATCGACGTCGTAATGAAGATGACGTTGAAGCGTCCGTCGATGAGGCGGTCGGTCCAGCGCTTGAAGCCATTCTGGTACTTCTGATGGTTCTGGATCGCCGGGATGTCAAGGTCGCGGAGCGGGTTGATCTCGTTCTCGCGCTGAAGGATCCAGCGCATATACATCTCCTGCATCTTGGTGCCGGAGTCGACGACGAGCCAGTCTTCTACCGTGAACTCGTTCTCTGCCTTCTTGACGGCAGCGACCGCATGCTCCCAAGACGGGCAGCGCCAGAGCTTGGCCTGGCTACCGACGGCCCGCGCGGATGCTACACCTTCCGTCTCTGTTGAGAGGAACGTCACGTTGCGCGTCCCGTCGGCGGCACCGCCCGCGAGCAGGGTCTTCCCGTGTCCGGACGGCCCGTGGATCAACATGTTGATTCCGGCCGTCCCGCCCGATGTTGAGAGATTCTCTTCATGGATCTCGACGTCCGCCTCCATCATAGACATGGGGGCTTCTCGTGATTGCTTAGCCGATTGTCGTGGTCCCCCGCCGCGTGCGCCCCGTAGGCCGCGTGTTGGTGGCATTACGCACTCTTCCTCATATCTTTGTAGGGATCTTCCTGTTTGAAGTTACTCTTGAGGACTGTCTGGTATGAATGCGGGTTACCGCGCTCATGGAGGTTACACGGAATCCAGAACGGGCAACGCGGACAGTCTCTGGTCGGAGTCTTCGTGATAGGGATCGTGCCGTCGCGGACGGCATTCATAACCGCAACCTCATCAGCGATCCGCTGAAGCTGATGGGCCTGCTCTAGAGGGGACCGCTCGACCATCACGCGTACGAATGGTTGGGGAGGCTGCCGCTTCGAGACGGAGTTGTCCTTGTTGAGGCGAAGACCTTCCTCATTTACCGGGCGCTCATCATGAAGTGACTTGCGGAGGAAGTTGTAGATGATTCCGGCTATATGTTCTTTCGGCCCGATGATGCCGGCATTACGTAGGAGCTGGCTTGCGACCGCCCAGTAGGAACCGCCCTGGTCGTCTAGCTCCAGGTAGGCCGTGATGATCTGGCTCGCGGTCTTATGCTCTAGGAGGTAGACCAGGCCGTCTTCGTTGCTGCGTACTACGCCATCCCAACGGCTAGCAAAGTAAGCGACTGGTTCGCCTCTGTCTAGGATGCGTACCTTAAACTGTTGCTCGGTAGCGATAACATCCCATTGTGGATCATCGCCGTAGTATTCAACATACTCTTCGAGCATATCGATACCTAGCTCGCGGGCATCAACCCATACCGGCTCATCGAACGTATCGTCAAGGTAGGTCTTCGCAAAGGCGATCTCTACGCCGGCCCAGCTATTGAAGAAATCAGCGGGATGGATACCGCGCTTGGAGCCTTTGTCATACCATTGGGCTAGGGCTTCATGGACGCCGAATCCGAACCACAGCGCGTCGGCCTGTACTGTTCGCGGTCGGTACCCCATACGGAATTCGAGCCACCATCTGAAGACGCATCGTTTGAAGATGCCACGCTCGGAGGTCCGCAGAATCGGTAGGTCAGCCATTTTCCCTCCGCTCTCGGGTACACACCTTCAGGGTCCCAGACGGCTGCGTGGTTCCTACGGGGGCGGGAGCAGCCGCCTGGGACGCTCAAGGTGCGACCCAGGCCCGGCAGCCGAAAAGGGGATTAAAGACTGCCGGGCCTGGAGTCTAGTATGGAGCCTCAGCTCCGGCTTTGGCGGCCGCGCGACCACGACCACGACGGGTCGGTGCCGGCGCGGGCTCTGGCTCCGGTTCCGGGGCGGCGGCAGCGCGACCGCGCGGACGACCACGACCAGCGGGCTTGGCCGGCTCGGGCTCAGGCTCCGGTGCCGGCGCACGCGACGCACGCCGTTCCTCGCGGCGGCTGATGTTGAACTCGGACTTCTGGAAGTGGCCGTACAGGCTGGAGCCGAGAGTGAGGATCTTGTCGACCGGCAGGTCGTCCAGGCTGCTCACGTTCTCTTCGAACCACTCCACGTAGTCCGACATCGTCGGCGACAGATCCTTGTCGATGTACCTCTGGAAGTCAACCTCGCCGTTCTGTTCCGGCTCTGGTTCCGGCGCTGGGGCCGGTCGTGTCGCGGACCTACGTCCACGAGCGGCAGGAGGCATATTGCTGTCCCTTCTGTTTTCCTGTCGAGTGTTACGCGCAGGGAGTCCCTTTCCTCGATTATACCCTATGCGACGTCTCCCGTCTAGGGGTTTCACGGAAAATTCTCGGTGATCTTCTACGGTAAATCGCGACAGCTCGTGGTAACGGACGGTAATGAATCCTTCCGAATCCGGTACCTTCCACTCACTTGCCTTGTGCCCGTTCGTCCGCCAGTGCTCAGCTGTATAGTACAGCACGTCGTTGGCGGAGTCGTAGTCGTAGCCGTACTTGGTCATTAGCTCATCACGAATGAGCGTGACGTTAGCTCGGCGTGGTACCGTTGTCAAGGTCCCACTCCTCACTCTTAGGGCGTCGCACCTTCGAGTCGGCATAGGCAGTACACGCCTTTGCTTCGTCGTCTGTGAGAGGATCGGGCCAGGTCTTCCCGAATGAGTGGACCTTGTCGGCGTACGCCTCGTACCACATATTGTCTAGCTCGAACTCACTCGGGCTACCAGCCGTTCCGGGGTCTGAGGGCATTGCGGGCTTCCTCCCATCGGATCTTCCGCTCAGGGTGCTTCTCTTCGTACTTGTCGCGCCGGGCCTTGCCCTTCCGGCTATCATTATAGCGCTTCTGCCGGTCGAGGTACTTATCCCGATCAGCCATTGGCGGCATTCTTCAGCATCTCGGACAGCTTACGCGGGCTCGCCTTGGCTACGACCGCGCGCTGCTCGTCATTGAGACCGGCTAGCATTACGTCGATCGTGCCGGTAGATACCAGCCGGTAGATTTCGACCTTATGGACGCGAGAGACCCGGTGGATTCGGGCGAATAGCTGCTCGTCGCGGTCGGATACCCAAGGCATATCTAGCACGACCATTTCATCGGCCGCGTCCAGGGTAATCGACTCACCACCCGCGTCCCGGTTAAGGCAGACAACCTGGAGAGGGTCGTTGATATCCTGGAACCGTGCCACCAGATGGGAACGGTCGCGATCTGACGTTGCCCCTGTTAGCGTCAGGACTTCCATTCCCAACTGGTGACGGATCGTCTCGGCCGCTAGCTCGACCATGCTTGAGAAGCTACTAGCGATGACCACCTTCTGCCCGGTGCCTTCGCGCTCCTGGATGAAGTCGAGTAGCCACTCGATCTTGTTGCTAGGTAGAACCGGGACGAGGTGCTGTCGACCTTCGCCATGAACGTGGTTGGCGGTAGCGAACTGTCGGAGCCGGGTGATCTCGGCGAGCGTCCCGGTCGCGGTGATCTTACCGCTCTCCAACATAGCCTCGGCCATGTTCTCCATCGAGCGGTATGCCTTCTCCTGCTCAGGGGACATGTCGAGCTGGACGTAGCACGGGCTCTCGGGATCTTTGGGGTCGATCGGCGTGCCGGCGAACATGATTGGCGGGAGGTCGGGCGCGGCATCAGCCTTGGTACGCCTCAGGTAGTACGGCCGCAGCATCTTGTCCCAGGCTACTGAATTGCGAGGTTCAAGCACCTTGTTCCCGCCGCCGACAATCTTGCCGTACCGGCCCTGCTCGACGCCGAAGAATGTCTCGGCCCAGCGCCAGTAGCTCCCAAAGACATCAGGCCGTAGCCAGTTGAGCGTACCCCATCCCTTCTCAAGCTTGCTACGGAACGGAGTGCCGGACATCGCGATGGCGAGTCCGCCCGGCCGGAGTTGACGCCGGATGTGAACCGCGCCGAACCTCGCCTGAGTGATTCGCTTCGACTGGACGTTGGCGGTACTGGCGAGCAGGTTGTGGGACTCATCGAAGATGATTGCGTCCCATTTGCGCTCGTGGAGGAACGGCCAGTCGGGCTGGGCCGGGTAGGTATGCCGAGGGTGGTCACGAGGCGGGCGGTCGCCGAATGGGCACTTGCCGCCAGGACCGACCGTGCAGAGTTCGAGCCGCTTCGCGCGGGTCATCTCGATATTGACGATAAGCATCTTGCGCCGGGCGCGGGAAGCAGCGTACCGCTTCATTGCCTGCTCGCGCTCGGAGCGGGCACCCTGCGCGACGAACACCGCGATGCCCGGAGCCCACCGCATCGTCTCGCGCTCCCAGACGGTTCTGACGGCGGTACGCCGGCAGGCGATCAGGATGTCTCGGGCATCGTTCTCGATCACGGCCGCGAGTGCCTGGAGGGTCTTGCCTAGGCCGGGGTCGTCACCGAGGATCACCTGCTTACCGGCGAGGATGAACGCGGTACCGGCGAGCTGGTACTTGCGGTTAAGCATCGCCGCCATCAGGGCGGGTGCTTCCTGCTCGACGCGCGGGAAGCTGATGTTAGTCAGCGCCTCTTCCCGCATTTCTTCGAGCGTACGCTCTTTGGCCACTTCGACCCGCGCCCACTCGGTTAGTGCCGGGCGGATCTCCAGGCCGTCGCCGAACTCAGCACGGAGAGCCCGGCACGTGTCCATCGAGAGGGGGTAAGACCAACCCAGAAACACGTTCGGAGTGACGGTCTTGTCCCAGTCCGCTCTTGCCCCTGGGACGTTCTTGGCGCGACGCGGACCTTGGCCACCGGCGTAGTCAATCTTCGCCAGCACCCGCTTCCCGTCCGTCGTCACAATCGCCTTTAGATTCATCATTTCCTTCTCTGCGGCCGGAGTTTCCGGCCATACTCTAATTATACCGTAGCACAAGCTCCTGACGGAAGAGGAATCTAGAAGTCAAATTCCTTCTCTCCGTCCGGCCAGATGACCTTGAGCACGCCCGCGCCGCCGAGTAGCCGCATACATACCATACACGGCTTATGCGTGACGTAGAGGTGCGTGCCGCGAGCTAGCTTGCCGGCGCGGAGTAGGCAGTTCTCTTCTGCGTGGATAGCGATACACATTCCCGGGCCAGCGTCGTACGGTGCGCCGGTATCGACGGCAAGCGTACAAGGCCAGGTACGTCCGCAAGCGCATAGCTGTCGGCCGTCCGGGGCGCGGTGCTCTCCGATGTAGTGTTGGCCTCGCGGGCAGGCACCAGCGGTAAGGCAGCCGGGTTCGCTTGGCGGAGCGCCGTTGTAGCCGGTCTGGATGATGTCGTGCGTGATCGGGTCGACCAGCACCGCGCCGACGAGTCGACGGGTGCAGTCGGCCCGTACCGAGACTGCCTTGGCGATATGGAGGAAGTACTGAGTCCAGGTCGGTCGTGTATAATTTGGCATCAGGCATCTTCTCCACCATCTCCGTGGCAGCCTTGAGGATCTCAAGCATGCCTTGTTTACCGTTGACCGGGCCGCGAGTGTCGATCGAGATAGCGCCCGTGTGGGACACTACGATCATCATGCCGACCTTCGGGCCGCTCCTGTCGTTATTGGGCATTACTCTTCCCCCTGCTGCCAGTACTTGTCAAGAGAGCCGCCGTGGAGTGCTGACATCTCTTTCCAGTTGGGGATACACTCATCAAGAAGTTTCTTCCAGAAGATGCGCGGCTTCTTGCCCTTGCCGCTCGTGAAGTCGGGCCACCTCTCCCGCACGATATTCATGCTTACTTGCTCGGCCGCCGCGCGGGCTTCTTGGTCCTTGAACCTAGCGGAGTGGCCGCCGGGGTCGTGCCTCTTGCCGGTAAAGTTGAACTTGACGTCGCAGTGGAACATCCACGGGATGCCGTGGCTTATCCCTTCCATTGCTAGGTCAAGGTCTTCGCCGTAGTTGCTAAGGTTGGGATCGAAGTTTCCGATTGAGAGAGTCGTAGCTACATTGACGGCGTAGCATTGGAAGCCGACTCCGGAGCACAGTATCACGCCGTGTAGCTTGCTCATGGCTCCGCTGGTGAATCGGTCGTATAGGGAGCACGTCGCGCCGATGCCGAGAACCTTTGGATGCTCTGCTGCTTCGAGAAGATCCCAGTAGTCAGATTCACGTCTAGGGTAGAGGTCGTCATCGGCCAGGACGATCGACTTCATCTTCATCTGGCCGGCGTGCGTAACGCAGTACCATCGCGAGTAGCCGAGTCCGCGCGACGCCAGTGGGAGAGGGATGACGGTTATGTTACCGCCGTTGCTGTTCCATCTCTCGTCCTTGATGAGCTTGTTGTGTAGAGCGAACTCGCGGCGCTCGACCACAAGCCGTATGGGGAGTTCCTGCTCCAGCCAGTACGGTATGACTTTGCGAAGATTGTCAGGACGGCTTAGGGTTGAGATGTAGATCGCTCCATCAGTCATCCGAAATCCCTCCTCAGCAGAGTATCGATGACGCCGACCTTGTGCTTGTCGGAGTCGCTGGCCTTGTCGATCGCGGACATGATCGTGTCCTGATGGAAGCGAAGGCTGTCACGGATCTGGTTGGCCTCGTTGAGCGTGAGCTTGAGCGTTACGATCTGAGCTGCCATTACCGCCCCCAGGCGTTCTTGATGTTGCGTTCGAATTCGTCGGCGCAGCGCTGGCTCTCTGCGTACAGACGCCGGAACCAGTCGCTGACGTACACCCAATGGATGTATAGCCACGTCTTCATTTCGCCTCCACTTCGGTGATTGAGGTGATCTCCATGATGCCGAGCAGGTGCATGTCCTTCAGCGTACCGCGCACGATCTCGCGCGGGTCTTTTTTGGGCGACCTTGGGTGGACGGTAAAGGTCAACTCCATCCGGTTGAGGGCAACAAAGTCCTCGTGCGCGTACTTGCGAGTGACTTCGTTGGGCTCGATAACTACGTGGTAGGTCTTCACTTGCTGCGGCACTCTGGCCCCATTCCGAACATACGCGAGGTCTCGTCGGTCAGGTGACGGTTACACCGAGAGCACCTGCCCAGCTCGCGCCCGTAGAGCAGAGCCGACCCCTCAGGGCCAAGCTCCAGGATTGCTTCGAGCGCCGCGAACTTCGTGTCGCGGGAGACGTTCATGTCGGGCTTGCCGCCGACGATCCGCTTGACGAACGTACGGCCCTTGTACTGACCTTGCTCGGGGCGATCGACCCGCCAGAAGTCAAGGTCGTTCCTACCGGTCAGGCTGTCCGTCGCGTAGTGGCCGACTGGGATGACGTCGTAGCGGCTCGTGTTCGTCAGGGTCCGGGGAGCCTCAAGCTTTGGCTTCTCCGGGCACTTACCGGCGAGGTGGGAGGTCTGCCAGCGGTCATCGATCTTGTCGACGCGGCCCTGCTCGACCTCGACCTTTCCGCCGCACAGCCGGCAGTTGCCGGGGTACTGGTTCTTCTTGTAGTTGAGGGTTTGGACGTTGCTCTCGCTAACGCCGTAGCACGCGCGAACGTCCGCGACCGACTCGTGATCGTGGCCCTTGCCACACCTTACCGTCATTCGCCTTTTCCATTCTCTTCGACAACCCGTCGGGTCGTCCTACTATCGATTATACCGTAGCACAGTAGCTTCAAGGAAGCCCTAATTTCGTACGCACTCGGATACTAGCATCTCCGTTAAGTGGTTCGCTCCGCGCAGGGTCGTGGCACCAGTGATCACACACCGGCTTTGCCTTGCCTTGGTCATCGACTTCGGTACACGGTACGTGCGGGCTATCGCCGTACAGCATACACTTCAGCGACTGGGCCATAATTCGTGGACTCCGTTGTTACGGTCAAAGCCGCAGACCTGGCAGGGGTTCCACGACTTCTCGAAGTCTGGTTGGTACTCGTGCTTGTCATAGCCCTGCGCGATAGGCGTCATCGCAGTAGCGAGGTTCGCCCAGTTGTCGACGGCGCGGCGCGCGATGCTAAGGCCGCTGATGACGCCAGCTTCGTGCGCCTTGTTTCGAACTCCCTTGGCATTGTTGAAAGCTATCTGGTGTTCTTCGATGAGATGGTCGAGGTACTGGAGGAAGCCAGCCTTGTCGGCGGTGATGTATGCCCGGAGGTTAGACATCGTGGATCTTTTCCAGCGGTTCTGGCTTCGGCGGATATGCCCGCTCGTACATCTTGGTGAGGTCGACGGAGAGCCATATCATGGCGAGGTCGTTGACGTCCTCAGTCACCGCGCCGAGCGCGGGGATCTCAGTGTACTTGCCGGAGACGTAGAGCCAGGCGTAGACCATGCCCTTGAGGACGTCAAGGTCGCGGCGGATGTCGGTGATTCGGTAGCCGGTCCTGGTTCTGTGTACGAAGTTCTGGCCGAGCGCCGTGAGGACGTCATTCCTCTTGGCATGGATTTCTGATTCGAGTCGGCGTATGCCGTTGGCGTCTGCCATTTCTGGTTCCTTTACTTCTGCGAGCCAAGCATCAAACTCGGCTTCTTCATCTTCGATGCTGCCGGTGCGATTCCAGAATGCCATCAATAGACTCCAAATAGTCGGCGGACTAGTCTGACGTAAGGACGGGTTAGGATGACGATGAAGGTCATGGCCGTGGTAGGGCCGCACTGTTCGACGATGAGGCGGAAGACGTATGCGAACCTGATGTTGAACCAGGCGCACTCAACCAATAGCGGCATCGAACTTCCGTACGGCAGCGTACATCGCCCGCCGGATCAGCTCGCTATTGACTAGGAGTCCGTCTGTCCCCTGCGCTCGCCACCATTGCCGCTTCTGGTGGAAGTTGACCGTGACCGTCCCGGCGGGCGCGGTGCCGTCGAATAGGTCATATCGGATGCCTGAGTTCGTGACTGCCTTGTTAGATACCCATAGACTCATAGAAGATCTCCTGTCGGTACGTTCTCTGTCCCGGTGTAGGTAGTATGGGTCGTATGCTTGGTGTTCCTGATCTGAATGCGGACCTTTACGCCGGGATGGCGAAGGTCGACGTGATCCTTGAGTATCGTCATCGCATTGTTCTCGCTGCTCGCTACGCTAAACTCAAGATGGGCGGCGTGGAGAGGGCAGTGGAAGTCCCACGTCCCGTCACCCTTTGACGTCGCCATTAGAGTACGCATCATCCCACCGGCTCTGCCCGGATCGGCTTGTAGATGCGCAAGCCGTCGATCATCTGCGAGCTGAAGGTACCGCGCGCCTGCGGGTACAGTCCCTTGTAGTCAGCCGGGAAGTTTGCCTTCTCAGCGAAGTCTTCGGCAAGTAGGTAGCTGTCGAACACGACGCCGCCGCTGCGCTCGACTCGCTTGAGTTCTCCGACGGTAGTAATGGCGCGGGTCTCGACTGCGTGTTCGAAGCCTGGCTTATGGGTATAGCCGTAGCCGCTATGCTGGACTACGGTCCACTTATTGCTTACTGCGGTCACTTCCGTCCCTCCTGAACTTCCTACCTCTATTATACCCTACCGGGACGCTGTTTTTAAAGACCCAGACGCCTATGAAATCTAGCGCGTTTCTCTTCAAGTTCCGTGTGCTTGGCGTCATACTTCGCGCGGATCTCTTCAGATATCCTGAAGTATTCACTCTCATCATACTTGCCGCTGTAGATGGCAAGCTGTCGCTCTAGGGTGTACTCGGCAGTAGCAGCCGCGTACGCTGTTCGCTCGACTCGCTCGAAGGCGTGGAGTATAGAATCTAGACCAACATTATATTCTGGCATTTCCCTTCCTTCCCTGGCCGTCCTAGAACGGTCCTACATGGGCCGGACAGCGATTGAGAGCGACTGCGGGACCGACCGGGTAGGGTAGTACCCGGCCGGTCCTCACAAGCTTAGCTTTCGTGTCCGGGATTTGCTAGAGCGCCTTGCGAGCGCCCGCGCCAGCGGCCGGGTTCAGGTTGGCAGTGTTCGCGTGGCGGGTACCTCGCGAGTATGCCTCCTGATTGAACTTGGTCGACCTGGCGGCGCTCATCGTCATGCCGGGGAAGTCCACGATCATCGCCTCATCGATGTTCTTGCCCTTGTCCGCGAGAACGAGTTCGGTGCCCTTGCCGCGCTGGTCAGCGATCTCGGCGAGGCGGTCACGAATCCGGTTGAGGTATCCGCGAGCGGCGTTCATCCGGAACGTCTTGCTGCTGTTCGACGTAATGCGCAGGAACTCTTCGCCACGGCTGGCGATCTCCCGTTCATACGCCTTCTTGTAGACGCCGACTGATCTGGGGTACGTGGCCCGCTCGTTCGTGTCCCTGTGGACGAACATGTCAGCCGGCTCGTGCGGCATTGGCGGAACGTCATACCAGCCGTAAAGCCTGGCGATGTCTCTCCAGTTGAGTCCGGCATTGTGGAGTTCGTAGCAGTTCACCTCCAGGCTCTTGCCGGGATCGGGCTTGGGGAAGATCGCCCCGCCGAAGTGGAGGAACAAATTGGTAAACATCAGCTCGAAGTACCGCAGGTCGGACTCGTAGCCGTAGACCCAGCAGTACTCCTGCCGCTCGTACTTCTTGCTCGCGGTGCCCGACATCCAGATCGAAGAGCACTTGCAGAACTTGGAGACGATGTTCACCAAGCTCGCCATCTCGGGCAGGAACTCGTTGTCCTCTTCGCCGATGTCGATCTTGACTCGCGTCGGCTTCGCCATGGCAGGCGCGGCACGCATAGTCTGCCACTCTTCGACGGCATATTTCTGCATCATCTTGTCGGCGGCGGCGCGGCAGGCATCCGCCTCGTTCATGCTTTCCGGGTCGCCGAGTGCCTCCAGGCCCTCAGCTTTTTGAATGAGTCCCCGGATCTTGCTGAGGACTCTGTCCGCGTCTCGCGTTACTTGCTCAGTCATTTCGCCTTTGCTTCCTGCTAGTCCTTGCGGTGCCGGCCGACGTACTGTTCGCCTTCAGGCCTGCGGCCGACGTACCACGGGCCAGTCTCTTCCTCAGTCTCGGCCTTGGGGTAGAGAGTGATCCAGGCCTCGTTCATCTCGGGCTCGATGGAGATGTTCGGCTCAACCTCCATCTCCTCACTGGCGAACACGAACCTGATCTCGGCGTCGTCGAGCAGCTCGCCGAGCTTGGCGAACAGTTCGCCCTTGGTCACCATCATTTGCCGGCCTCGATCTTCTTGTTCAGGACGGGCGCGACGATGTCCCACTTGAGCGTGACCAGGTCGAACTCGTTGGGGCCGTGCTTGATAATGAGGATGTCCTCGCCCGGCGCCATCGCCGTGAGCTTGTCAGTGACTTCCTTCTTGGTTGCCATCGATCTTCTCCATTCCTTCTGGTGGTGTTTCTCGGAGTTGGCGGTAGCGGATCTCTGCGCGCTTCTGTTGTACGAACGTGTCTACGGTTACGCCGCTGGCGATGCACTCTTCCATACAGGAGTCGCACCACAGCACGTTGCCGAAGACTGGGACCGGCGCTCCGCACACGAAACAGGTCACGCCACTTTCGCTAACGGGCATCGTTTAGGCCTGAGTAGAATCGGCTGGCGAGTAGCTTCTCGCAGCCGGACTTGCTCATAATGATCTGGCCCTTCTCCAGAGCTATGGCGCCGCCGACGCCTTCAGTTCCCCAGGTACTGCCGGCGCGGACCTGCCGGAACATCGCCAGGATCTCGTAGCACCGCGCCTCGGCCTCGTTGTAGGCGTTTGCGTTGCCCGGCTCGAACTTGGCGGTGACCGAGACGATCGAGCCATGGGCCGTGATCCATAGGCCGTAGCTCTTGACCTTGTGCCGGATCTCGATAGCGCGCTCGTCAGCGGTCGGCATCGTAGTCATCTCCCGAGACGATCGTGACCGTGTCGCCGAAGTTGACGACACGCTCGTGGTACTCGTCGATGAGCCCGAGGTACTGCGGGAACTCGTCGCCAAGGTCTACGGTCTCACCGTCGAACAGCATCTTGCCGTTCTCGCGCGGGCCGAAGCTGATCGTCACCTTGTCATCTGGATTTGCGACGCGCCGCACCAGGTAGGTGTTGTCCGCGATCTCGGTAACCTCGACAGCTTCCTCGATTGCCCAGTCGTAGCCGCCGTCGTCGGTCATACCCGGGTTGCCGTGATTGTCGAGCCACGAGTCGTAGCCCGGCAGTCCCTTCTCGAACATTCATTCGCCTTTCTGCTCACGGGGAAATCCCGCTACCCTAAGTATAGCCGATCAGGCGCGCTTCAGGGAAGACTTCAGACGCTGCCGGTTTTCTTGTCCGGAAGTTCCTGCCGTTCCTCGATGAGGGTGAAGTGCCGGTGCTGGTTGTACTCTTCGACGGTCATGTAGACGCTGCCGTTGAAGTCGACGCGCATCTCGCCAGCGTGCGGACCCTGATCGCAGAACAACCCAGTTCGCTCGTACAGGTTAACCTTCATCATCATCATCTTCCTGGAGAAGCTGGGTGCCGTCGTCGTCGTATGGGTCGCCGGAGCAGGCGTAGTTTAGCTGCTCCTGCGGCGTCATCTGACTGAAACGCTTTGGCTTTTCAAATCGGAGGCCATTTTTTGGATCAGTCATAAACTCACGCGTCCCTTTCGACGTGGATGCCTCCACGATAGACCTTGTAGATTCCGTGGAATGGGTAGCAGTACCAGCGTCCCGGCCCAGTCAGCGCGACTCCCCTGAGCTGGGCGTCGCTGTATCCTGGCCCGTACAGGAATACAGCGACAGCCTCGCGCGTCCTGATGTCTGGTAGGCTACTTGCCGGCTTACCTGCCATCAGAATTCATATATGACCCGGACAGGCTCGTTGATGGTTTTCTTGAGGTTGTCCTCGGGCGCGATGTACCGGACGTGATCGCCGATGCCCATTGCGAACGCCCAGGAGGCGGCCTGGTACATGTTCGGGAAGTTGATGAAGATATGGCTGACGCCGTGGCCGTCCATATCCGCGTCGGCCTGGTAGAAGTGGAGTGCTTCTAGGACGTGCTCGCGCGGGGTCATATCGCCGCGCTTGTCGTCGACCATCACGCTGCCGACTTTCCGGAGCGACCCTTGTAGCTCATGCCGGAGCGCTGGAAATAGCGGTAAGTGCGAATGGCGATCATCACCGTACGCGGGTCTACGCTGCTGAGTGTCGGGTAGAGTTCTGGGAAGCTCTGGTGGATCCACTCGGCGTAGTCGAGCATGTCCTGTGGGATTGCCTTTGTGGCGTAGCCGATGTGTCCGCTGGTGACCCTGACTCCCTTGTTGCCCTTGCCACGTGGCTTGGCCGGCGCGGGCTTGGGATCGGGCTCGTCCAAGGGCTCGTTGTCCTGGAGGGGATCGCAGCAGGGCTTGAAGTCCATGCACTGCCAGATGTCGAAGCTGAGTTCGCCGTGCTCGGCTTCGTACTCTTCCAGAATGCCGTTGTTCCAGTAGTCGAAGCAGAATGCTTCCTTGCTCGACCAGTCGGTCTTGCCGAACTCGACCTGGTCCTGCGGGAACGGCGACTTGCGCCTGCTCTTGATCCTTTGGGTGTCGGCGCAGTCTGCCGCGTGGATCTCGACTTCGCCGCTGCTAAGGTTCCATGCCTTGAGATACATTGCTCTATCCGTTCTTGGTAGGGAGGGGTGCCCTCTAAAAAGAGGGCAACCCTCCTTTTTTGATTAGGACTTGTTGCCGTTCGCGGCGACCTTGGCCGCTTCTGCCGCAGAAGCACGCCGGGTCGACTTGAACTCCGCGACGATCCAGCTGATCTTGCCGCCGCCGGGGTACTCGGCAAGATAGCCACCGATTGCGTAGAACGCAGCATCGTCGGCGTAGTCGTCAGTGCCGTCAGGGCTAATGTAGAGCTGACCGCCGCCGACCGCGCAGACGATCCTGCGCGTAACGACGTTGAAGAGGTAGGTCGCGGAACCTTCTTTGAGTTCCTCTTCCTCCCAGCCCGCCGCGAGCGCTGCGTCCTTGTTAGCGCACTCGCGCCGGATCTCGTAGAGATGGCAGGTCGGGTCGTACACCTTGCCAAAGCTAAACCTCCCCTCATTGCCGAAGGACACCGGCGTCACCCAGTACTCGAACGTTGGCGGTGTCGCGGCCTTGCGAGCCTTGATCGCTGCCTTCTCCCGCTGTTCGGCTTCGGCTAGTTCCCTGCGTAGTTCCGCTGATGACTTCATTCATTCGCCTTTCTTTGGCTCCTACCCCTATTATACGCCTCCACAGCGGGCGCAGGGAATAGGGTCAGGCCGTCGAGTTTCTAATCAGTAGCGATTTTGCGGATCATCGCCAGGCACTCGTCGAGCGTGCCGGTCGTGCCGCGGTCAGGCGCGAGCGGGAACCAGGACCACTTATCGCCCAGAGTATGCCAGTGAACGATCTCGCCCTTCAGGATGTCGTCGTTGGTGAAGATCAGCCAGCTGGCAGCCTTGTGCCTGTCGCCCCGGATCGAGCTGACCGCGGCGAATGCCGGCAGTACCTCTTTGAATACTACACGTTGCTTAGGCATTACTTGCCCTTCCTTCTCTTGATTGCGGCACGGATCTTGTCCCAGAGGAACACGTACGAAGCACACGCCAGTATAATGATGACGCCCACTAGCGCCTCCAACCTTATCGAAAGGTCAGAGGCGCTGTGGGCAGCTATTCCTATCATCACTCCCCGTACAGCAGGAAGTGGGTGAACTCCGGAGTCAGCACCGCGTCGAGCTGCGGAGTTGGCGTCCGCAATCCAGGCGGTACCTTGGCGCCGCGAAGTATGATGATCGCATCCTCGCAGCCGTGGCCCTGGTCGAGCAACAGCCCATAGATCTCCGAGACCAGCATCTCGGCGTCAGTGAGCCGGAACTCGTTCTTGCTAATCCTCTCCATCAGTCTGCGATGACTAGGATGGGACCGTCGAATGAGTCCTGGACGTCGAGCACGTCATAGCCGGCAGCCTCTGCCTTCATGATCGCCTCGTCGTCGCTGTCGGCGGTGAACTCGCTTCCACGTCCACCGCCGACCGTCATCGTCTGGTACTTCACTAAACCTCCTCTACAGTATAGCCCGGGGGCAGGCTCTCGATCAGGGCGATGACCTCATCCTCGGTCATCAGCTCGCCGTCGCGGACCTGCTCGCCGCGCTCGTTCAGAACTTTGACTTGGATTCCGTACTCCACTACAGCATCCCGAATACGCAGGCACCGTCGCCGACGTGCTCGATGTAAGTGAAGCTCGTCTCGCCATCGCGCGGCGGCAAGAAGACCCGGACATAGCGCTGCCCTGGCTTGATCTCGCCGTAGCAGACGGCGCACTTGCGCGTCTTCTTGGACACCCGCGACGTCTTCAGAACTGGCGGGTATCGCACTTCATCGTCGTAGGCTTCAGCCCAAGTTCTCATCATGCTGCCTTGTTGTCGCGGAGCTGGCGAACTTCGCCTTGATTCAGGAAGACGGCACTCGGGCCGTGCATCCTGGCGCGAGCAGCCCGGACAGCGTCGACCGGATTGCTGTACCGCATTGGCGGCCCGTATTGTGATGCTGGCCGGATCGACAAGCCCCACACGTCGAACGTGTCGCGCCAGATAGCAACGCCGCCGTCGAACACCTTGCTAGGGCTATTGGTGAAGTTGCCGTCCCTGTCAAGGCCAACGCTGTAGTTGTCCTTGTTGGCCTTGGCGAGGCTGTTTGCACGTCGGCTGTGGTCATCGCTAACCTTCAGCGCGACCACCAGCTCCAGTAGCTCCTGTTCGGATATCATCGTTTCCCCTTTTCTAGTGACTTCAGTAGTCACTCCGCAGACGACGGCCGAAGCCGCCGCCCACAGGGCAACTGCTAAAGCACCCACCACGGGAAGCGCGGGCAGCGCAGATTCGCCTTGCCGCCCGTGAGTAGCATGATGAGTCCGGTAAGCAGCACCGCGACCAGCCATATCGCCGCGATCCAGAACTGGATGACGAGCTTGATAAGCCAGATCGTCAGCGCTATGATCGCGTAGATTGCGAAGAACATTACTTTTGCCTTTCCCTATTGCGCTTTCGCCTAATACATATAGGACATCGAGGATTAAACTTGCTTCGTGGAATCCCACATCCAGCGCATGGTATCGTTGAATTGCGAAGTCCTTCGATAACTTTTGCTTTGTATCTGGGATCTTGCCATTGCTTCTTTTTCGCTCTGCTAGACCTGGCGCGGGACTCTGGCGATTGTCTTGATGTTATCCACATATCGTAGTCATAGTCGCGATGATCTCGCAAGCACATCGGGACAAATCCTTCGACGTCAGTTACGTCGTGCGTTCGCCAGAGCCACGCCCAGTACCTTGCGGTATCGAAGCAAAGCACGCATTGCCAGTCACTCGCCTTACCCCAGAGCTTCTTCACCTGGTACATTGTTCTGTCATGTGCCCAGCGAAGCTCTCGGGAATACTTCATCATCTCCCCCTTTGGGTAACGGCCAGATAAAGATAACTAACGCGTAACGTTAGCGCGTGCGCGCCGAACGCGCGAGCGCCCGGCGCGCAGCACGCCACTAGCGTACTACCATTCTCGGCTTGGGACCAGGACGCTTCTTGCGCACGATCCCGGTCTTGTAGCTTGACGTTATCCTGACGGTCGCGGACTGGACGACAACCTCGTCACCCTCATCCTCGACAACGATCGCGGTCGGCTCGATGCGGTAGCTAAATGGAGCCCACGGGGCGCCACACTTCAGCTTCTCACAGACCACGGTCGACAGGCCGTCTTCGTCTTCATCAGGCATAATCCTGATTACGAAATCGGCGGCATTGAATAGTCTCGGACCTCGCATCCTTTTATCATTGTAATTGGGATGGGCAATCGCGAGTACGACGCAGCCTAGTTCCCGCGCCATCATCTTCATACCCTGAACGAACCTATTCGCACTGGTATCGTTCGAGATCGACAGATTCGTGAAGTCGGACATAGCGTCCAAGATCACGAGCCTGAGATCTGGAATCTGGCTTAGCGACGCGATCGCAACCTTCAGCGAGAACGTTGGCTCGCCTTGGCTGCTTAGCGGTACCTCGAATGGAGCGGTGATAGCGTACAGGCCATCATCGTGCCATTCCGGATTCTCCTCAAGCCACTTGCTTCGCTCGGGCTCTTGGAGATTCTTGGCCACTTGCTCGCGATCAGCGTCGCCTCTGGCTAGCCTAGCCTGCTCGCGGATTCCTGCGTCATACTTGCCTTCACCGAATACGATCGCAACGCTTCCCTCGTCGGTCTTGCGACCGGCGAAGTCCGCGCCGTTCACGATGGCTAGGGCCATCTCGACGTTGACGAGCAGACTCTTGCCCGCACGAGACGGACCCCATACGAAGCCGATTGACGGCCCCTCAGGGATCATACCCTCTATGAGGTATCTCGGCGGACTTAGGTCCATATCGCCGAAGTGTATAACCTCGGCCATATTTCGCCTTTCATCTTTCCCCTTTTCTTGTCGTGACCGGATGGTCACTCGGCCGACGGCGGGTTGTCTCTCCCGCCGCCGACCGGGCAATCACCTAAAGGTCTTCCCAGCCTACGTACCGTTCGCAGTCCGGGCAGAACTGAAGCTCGCCCGGTTCGCCGCACTTCTCGATCGCCGGATGGAAGCAGTTCCTAACTGGCTTCTCGTCGATCACGATATGGTCGTCGACTACCCAGAACCGACCGAAGTCACGCTGGATATGGCCGGCGTCCATCGCATTGATGATCGCCTCGTGGACAGCCTCGTCGACTGACCAGTCGGGATCGTCGTTCAGCTTCGCGATGTACATTGCGCGCTCCCTACTCCATCGGGACGGAGATCGGGCTCATGTCCTCGGCAACATCGCCGGGGTGGAGGATCGCTTCGGCTACACTCACGAGGACTTCGTACACTTCCTCGCGCGATAGGCCATCTCCGAGAGCGCACCGCGCCGCGACCTCGATCGGCCGGTGAAGTAGTAGGAACGCATCGTGCGCGTTCATACCGACTTCGTCATCGCGGGCCGCATCTTGAGTACTCATCTTTTCGCCTTTCACTTTGTAGGCTTCCGCCTACTTCTATTATACGCCTGCGCAGTTTACGCAGGGAAGAGGGCAGGGACTACTGACTCGTAGATACCCTCAGGCTCGTGACCGGACGATAGCGCACGATAGACGTGCTGCCATCCCGACAGGTACTCGCGGCACGGCAGATGACAGATCCGGCATAGATGCTGGATGTCTTGCTCGTTTTCCATTTGAATCCCCTTTTCTAGCAGCCGTAATGGCCACTCGGCAGGCGACAGGAAATTGATCCTGCCGCCCACCGGGCAGCTACGCCTTGACTTCCGTAACCTTGATTAGCTCAAGGTCATCGACGTTGTCGCCGATCCAGTCAGGAATGTCTTCCAGTTCTGGACGCCAGCCTGACATCGTGGTCACCCTGAACTTGACCGTAACTTCCCAGGTCTTGTCGCTCACGAGCAGTCCCGGTGGACTTCATCCCACAGCTGGCAGCCGCAGGCGAGGTTCGCCCAGTAGATCGTGTCGTTGCCGAACCCAGGGTTGGAGCCCTGGTCGACGATCTCCTGCCAGCCGTGACCTTCCTCGCAGTACGTTCCCGTCGCCTCCATTGCTTGGGCGAGGCAGGCGTAGCACTGATCATGAGATTGGACGCGGTGGCAGGACGAGTGCTCGCACCCGTACCAGTCGTAGTTCTCGTCGTCGTTGTGGTGGATCTTAGTGGCGTACTTCGAGTACCACTCACCGCATGTCGGACCCTGGTAGCAGGTATGCGTCTCTGCGTCGATCATCATCATCTTGAATCCCCTTTTCTAGTGACTAGCATAGTAGCCACTCCCCGGGCGACAGGACTTGCCTGCCGCCCAGAGGGCAGTTACCTTTGCCTACGGGAACGTGATCTCCGGGAGATCAGCGTTCTTGCACCAGTCGGCGCGGTGCGAGTGCTTCGGAACGTACCATACGCCGTTCCACCAATGCGCGAGCTTCAGTAGGATCTCGTTCACTTGCTGTCTCCTGCCTTCGGGTCGCGCGGTGCTCGCGGGTCGAGTTGCTTTGACGCCATCCTCGTGCCGTTGAGCGTCTCCATGCCGCCGTCGTCAAGGCGAACCTTGTACCAGCCGTCGAAGTACTGCCCGCCGACCCCAGTTATCGGGCTGGGGTCTACGAACTGAGCCTCGTCGACGTTGCCCCACTGGTAGGGGTACGGCGACCAGACTCGAAGGCCAGGCGTGATTCGCACGCCGTCGTAGGTGTGGTAGTTATCGCTACGGTCTTCCATTTGAATCCCCTTTTCTAGTGACCATTCCTAACGGCCACTCGGCAGGCTGCGGGTTGTCTCTCCCACAGCCCACCGGGCAGTCCCTAGTGGTTGCCGTTCGCCCACTCGTGTACCGCGAGCAGCCAGCCTAGCCGCGTGCGCGGACGAGTCTTGCCGAGCCAGGCCTTGAGGTGCTCAAGGTCTTGTTCGAACTCTTCCCAGGTTAGTTCCTGGTCGAGCTGTTCCTTGCGCCACATCAGAGCGTACCGGCCGGACGGAGCAGGTCTTCGATGACCTCCGTACTCTTGTACGCCATGTTCGGAGCGTACGCCTTGGCCATCTCGACTGCGCTTGCGAGACTGTCCTCGGTAAGGTCGGTCAAGCACCCGACGATGTAGCCGAGCACGAAGCTCTTGTCACCCTCGCGTGCGATCGCTAGAGCCTGCTCGCTTGCGTAGCTCAGGTTCGCGTCGATATACATCAGAATCCCCTTTTCTAGTGACTACTTCGGGTAGCCACTCGGCAGGCTGCGGGATTGCTCCCGCATCCTACCGGGCAGTTACTCGATCTCGTTGACTATCGCGTCCGCCGCGCTTAGAGCATCATCGTAGCGCGTCGTCTCCCAATAAGCTCCGGCTGCGCGCGACTCGCGGACAAAATCGTCTAGTGTCATGCCGTCGCCCCAAAAGTGGTACGCGGCCCCGCACAAGTCGCACAGGACTCCTTGCTCGTCGTGCGGCGCTTCGCATGCCTGGCAGAGCTTGGACATCGTAATCCCCTTTTCTAGTTGGCATTTCCTATAGCCAACTCGGCCGACGACAGGATTGCTCCTGCCGTCGACCGGGCAGTTATAGCGTATGCGTTACGATCTGAAAGCCGTCGGGCGTACGCTCGACAGCGTAGATCTTGCGGTACTGACCAGGACCCGTAAGGAACTCGACCATCTCGTTCTTGAGTTCCTCGGTTGCGCAGTTGTAGACCTGCGTCCTCATCACAATCCCCTTTTCTAGCGACCATATCTTATGGCCACTCTGCGGGCTGCGGAGGGTACCTTCTTTTTGTAGAAGGATACCCTCCGCTTCCCACAGGGCAGCTAAAGCATACTCATCATTGCCCAGTTCTCGGGAAGGCAGACCCACAGCGCTTCAAGTTCGTTCTTGCTCAGAGTAAATCGCGTCGCCATGCTGCTTCCCGTTACGGAACATAACGACCGGGCTGAGGAACTCGATGAAGTTGAAGGCCGGGTTGCCCCAGAAGTCTTGCTTGTCCGCCGCGTCCCAGCAGGCGCGGCACTTGAAAGCACCCTTCGGGCGTCCGGTTGTGGGCCACTCGACCCACACGAACGCGTCCGGCTTGCCATCAGGATGGTAGGACCAGCACTTCGCCATCAGAATCCCCTTTTCTCGTGCTATTCCCGCCTCTCAGGAATAGTCACTCGACGGGCTACGGAGGGGCAAACCCTCCGCTTCCCGCCGGGCAACTACTCGATCGAGAAGTCCATCAGGACGTCTTCGATTTCGATGCCGTTCTCGACGATCATTTCGAGCGCTTCGGTCTGTTGCTCGGGAGTTAGGTCATCCCAAGTCTTGACCTTGACGTACTCGACCGTGACTTCGATCTCGTCGTCTTGCATCACAATCCCCTTTTCTATCCGTGACCGGGTGGTCACTCTGCGGGCTGCGGAAAAGGGAGTTCCTTTTTTGAATTCCTTTTCCGCTTCCCACAGGGCAACTACTCGCCCATGTCCTCAAGGTAGGCGTAAGCATCCTTGAGGGAGTCGACGATGAACCAGTCGACTAGGGCCTGAGCCTTAGCTCTCCGGCTGAGTGCCTTAGTCTTCCTGGGTTTCCGGTCCTGAGGCTGCTTAGCTGATGCTTGAGCTAGCTTAGCCTTGCTAGATGCTAGTGCTGCCTCTAGTTCGGCGATACGCTGCTCGTCGCTAGCGCCATCGGTGGTGCTGCTGCTACCGGCGTCGTTCATCACAATCCCCTTTTCTAGTGCCTACGTACCGTAGTCACTTAACCGGAGGCAGGACCGTAGCCCTGCCTCCGACTAGGCGATTACCTACGCGGTCTTGCGCCGGCCGAGTGCCTTACCGGACGCGTCCCGGTTAGCGTTGCTCTTCTGGAAGTGCGAGTACGCCTTGTTCGCGATGAAGACCAGCCGGACGTCGATGGCGTCGACGGACGGGTAAAGCTCAGGGTATTCGACGAGCAGCCACTCAACGAATCGGTTGACCGCCGGAGAGATCTCCTTGGTGGCGTAACCCTTGTACCCTGACTCGTGCGAAGCCTTCGTGGCAGCCGCCTTGGCTGCCTCCGCCTCCGCAAGCTTCGCGTTGCTCTCGGCGAGTTGCGCCTCAAGTTCGGCGATGCGGGCGGCTGCGGACGGACGACGGCTTGCGTTCGAGTTCGCGGTCATTTTACTTCCCCTTTTCGAATGCCCGTTCTACGGGCTGATTTCCTACCGGATGGTAGGGGAACGAATACGGAGAGTAATGAGGTCCCCGTATTCGAACCTCAACCTCCGGGATGAGGTCGACCGAAAATGCGTTCGAAAACGCCTATCGGTCGAAATCCCGAGGGCACGATCGAACGTGCGTTCGATTATGCCCTAGAAAAGGGGGGATTCGAAAGTATTTACTTATCAAAAAGCGGAGCGTGCGGGCTTCGAAAAATCATTCGCTAGCCGGAGACTCGAACCGTAGGTACGGGCGATTACCGAGTGCTCCCTGGACTTAATAGCGAAATTCCGTTCGAAGTGATCCGAGCGTTGCGCCCCTCGGCGCGTTACCGAAAATCCGTTCGAACCGCCCGGGCGCGCGAAGCGCGCGCCCGTCGGGCGGAGCGAAGTAGGAAAATCAGCCATAGGCTGATTCTACCCGGTTTTTCCGGAAAAAGCGAATCGGAGGCGACCTCCGTTTACCCACATGGCATGCCCGCAGCGACCAGGTTCGACGCTAGTCGACTAGGGTCAAACGTACCCAACGGTGGCCAGGTAGGGTCGCGCGGGGTCGACTAGGGTCGAAGGTGGTCAGACTCGCTCGACTGAGGTCGAAGATGGTCAGGTTGGGTCGCCTGAGGTCAGTCGCTAGTCGACTACAAGCGACCATCGGTGAGGGCAGGCGACCATCGGTGACCAGGCGCGACCATCGGTGAGTGCGCGTGACCCTCCCTGACCCTACCTGAGTGCGCGTGACCAGCTTCGAGTGCGCTTGAGTGTAGTCGACCTCACGCGACCATCGGTGACCAGCTTCGAGTGTAGTCGACTGCGCTGGACGATCGGTGACCCCAGTCGACCCCCTGCCCAGATGGCGGGGCGGAC